TTCCGTGCCGGGCATGATCGACCATTTCTGATGGTCGCCTGGGCGCCTATTGCCGCCGCCGGTGTCTCCAGCGCTGCTGGACTCCTTGGCGGCTTCTTGAACCGGGGCCTGTCTCAACGCGATGCGATGCAGGCTCAATCCGAGTTCGCCCTTCGCCAGTATCGGAACCAGCTCAAGGAAGGCCCTCGTTGGGAACAACAGGGACTGGCTCGGGCTGGTATCAATCCGATGCTTCCCTTCGCTCGAGGCGGTGCGGTCGGGCCCACCGGCTTCACCCCGAGCATTGCCCCGGCGATCAACCCCGGCCAGGACCTGGGCCGGGGTGTCTCTTCCGGCCTGTCGTCCGCAGCTGATATCGCCCGCACCCAGGCGGGCGTGAAAAAGACCTTCGCGGAGGTCGATCAGATCGCGTCGAACATCCAGAAAATCCAGGCCGACACGTCCCTTACCGTCCAGCAGAAAGCGAATGCGACTGCCGAGGAACGGCGAATCTTTGCCGACGAGGTTCTCAAGATCGGCCAGTCCGTCCTTAACTCCGAGCAGGTCAAGAATCTCCAGGCGTCGCGCGAGCTGCTGGGCTCTCAGCTCGCTATCAACAAATGGATCGAGATTTCCGAGAAAGCTCGATCCGAACTTCAGGCGGCGGGTGTCCCGCTCGCCCAGGCCGACGAGGACTTCTACAAGTCCACGTTCGGCCAATTCCTCCGCTGGCTCGAACGCTCGAAGGCAGCGATCAATCCCTTTCAGAAAGGTCTCAGGTAATGACCAAGACAGCGGCAAGTACTCAGCTCAACCAGGCGCGCGCCAGGCGCGCCCCTCGTCTTACCTTCTTCTGCGCCGGTCCGAGCCGGACCAAGCAAAACTTCACGGCTGAATGCGATATCAACAGCATTATGACGAAATTCGAGAAAACGGGCGTCATCGACCACGTGCGAGAACATGGCGCGTCCTACGGCGACTTCCTCAGCCTGCCCGTCAACTACCAGGAGGCATGTAATCAGGTCATTGCCGCCGGGGATATGTTCGCCTCTCTCCCGTCGAAGGTCCGGAAGGCTTTCGACAACGACCCCGGCGACTTCCTGGCGGCGATCGACGCCGCTCAGACCGATCCGGCTGTCCGCGATCGCTTGGTCAAGCTTGGCCTCCTGCAGACAAATGAGCCTTCAGGCTCGCAGCAGGGCGCCTCTGGCGAGCCTGCTACCCCCCCGGAGGGGGGGAACGCCCCTGACCCCGAGTAAGCGTCCCAGGACGCTCTCAGGCGGCGCCGAGCACAGTTACTACTTGATGTAACTGTGCTCACTGACACCAACCGGGCAACTGATCCGGTTGTGTGTCTCTCAAAAACAGGGCTAAACTCGCTCATAGGAGGATAATCATGTACCGAAAGAAACTCTCGCGGCCTGGATCGAAGAAAGACTTCAGCCGCAAATCGGGAACTCACAAGAAGAACTTCCGCGGCGCGCCGATGCGCGGCGGAATCCGTCTCTGATGAATGCCCTGTTACCACCCGCTTTCAGGGTATGCGAAACCCGGCGGCGGGTGGACGGCGTCCCCGATGGTCGGATATCGGGACCGGCCTATGAAAGTCCCCTGCGGTCAATGCATCGGGTGCCGCCTCGATCAATCACGCCAGTGGGGCATCCGCTGCTACCACGAGGCGCAGATGCATCAAGACAACTGCTTCGTCACGCTGACCTACAACGACGAGAATCTGCCGCCCGACAGGTCGCTAGACCATCGACACTGGCAGCTCTTCATGAAAAAGCTCCGGAAGGTCCAGGGCGCCGGGATCAAGTATCTCATGTGCGGCGAATACGGCGTCTGGTGTCGGCACTGCTGGCTGCATCCAAACAACTGCTCTTGCGGCGAGCACCAGGTGCTCGGCCCTGGGCGGCCTCACTACCACGCGATCCTCTTCAACACCGACTTCAGCGACAAGGTCTTCTGGAAGGAAACGAACAAGCTTCCGCTGTATCGGTCGGCTCTTCTCGAAAAAACCTGGGGCAAAGGCTTTTGCAGCGTTGGCGCGGCAACGTTTCAATCTGCCGCCTACGTCGCCCGCTACGTGACCAAGAAGGTCACTGGCACCCCAGCGGCAACGCACTACACCGTCACCAACCCTAGGACTGGCGAAGTGATCCAGCTCAGGCCGGAATATCTGCAACCGAGTCGCGGAGGTCGTACCGGAAAGGGTATCGCCTCCGACTGGATAGAGGAATTTAGCGCCGATGTTTGGCCCGATGATTTTGTTGTTGTTGAAGGCCGGAAGGTGCGCCCTCCTCGATTTTACGAGAAGCAGCTCGCGGATGCTGATCCTGATTTACATTCGAAGGTCAAGCGTCAGCGGTCCCTTAAAAATCGGCTTCATGCTGAGAACCAAACCCCTGCGCGTCTGGTGGTTCGCGAAAAGGTCCAGCAGGCAAAACTGAACTCTCTGAAAAGGACTCTCGACTGATGCAAAAGAACGTCTATACGGCCTACGACAAGAAAGCCGCTGCGTATCTGCAGCCGTTCTTCATGAGGACCGATGCGGAAGCGGTCCGGGCCATTCAGGATGCGGCGAACGATCCGCAGTCCCTCTTCCATCACCACGCGGCCGACTATCAGCTCTGTTACATCGGTACCTTCGACGATGCCACCGGGGTGCTGGCACCTGGTGCTCAACGGGTCGTCGTCGACGTCGGCGTTCTGACCGACGGAAAACCGAAAGTCTCGATGGTCGATTCCTCTCCGGTCGAGGAGCTGGCCGTCAAGGACCGCTTCGAGCAGGAGTGCGGCTGATGCAAACCGGTCGTATGCCCTCCGTCATGTCGCACAGCTTCTCGCGCGTCGCGAACGTCGAGCTGCCGCGATCCTCGTTCGATAGATCGTTTGGTCATAAGACGACTTTCGACGCCGGTTACTTGGTCCCGGTCTTCGTCGATGAAGCCCTTCCTGGCGATACCTTCAATCTGGATATGACGGCGTTTGGCCGACTGGCCACGCCGATCTTTCCTTTCATGGACAACCTCCATCTCGACTCCTTCTTCTTCGCGGTTCCGCTTCGCCTCGTCTGGGATAACTTCCAGAAATTCATGGGCGAGCAGACCAACCCCGAAGATTCGACCGATTTCCTGATTCCGACCATGGACTCAACGGCTGTTACCGGCTATCCGGTCGGCTCCTTGTCCGACTATTTCGGCATCCCTACCGAGGTGCCCGATCTCGAGCACTCTGCGCTTTGGCATCGGGCCTATAACCTCATCTGGAACGAATGGTTCCGTGACCAGAATCTCCAAGACTCCGTCGTTGTCGACAAAGACGACGGCCCCGACGATCCCACCGACTACGTTCTTCTGAAACGTGGCAAGCGCCACGACTACTTCACGTCGGCACTCCCCTGGCCGCAAAAAGGCCCCGCCGTCGATCTTCCTCTGGGAACATCTGCTCCCATCACCACCGACGCCGCGACGTCGGCGTCTCTCACGATCTACTCTTCCGCCGGCTCTGCGTACAAGCGCATGGGCGCCGGCACCTCCGAGGTTACCTTGCTCGCAACTGCGGGCCCCGAGGCTCAATCTCTGTACGCCGATCTCTCTGACGCGACTGCCGCCACTATCAACCAGCTTCGTCAGGCCTTTCAGGTCCAGAAGCTTTACGAGCGCGATGCGCGCGGCGGCACGCGCTATACCGAGCTCATCCGCTCGCACTTCGGCGTCACTTCACCGGACGCTCGTCTTCAGCGCCCGGAATATCTTGGCGGCGGCAGCACGCCTATCAACGTCTCTCCCATCGCCCAGACCTCCGAGTCTGGAACTACCCCCCAAGGCAATCTTGCCGCCATGGGTACTATCGCTATCCGCAACAACGGCTTCACCAAATCCTTCACAGAACACTGCGTTATTATCGGAATGGTTTGTGTCCGTGCGGATCTCACCTATCAACAGGGACTCAATCGTATGTGGTCCCGCTCTACTCGATGGGACTTCTATTGGCCTGCTCTCGCCCATATCGGCGAGCAGGCCATTCGGAACAAAGAGATCTATGCTCAAGGTTCCGCCGACGCTGCGGCTGATGAGGCCACGTTCGCCTACCAAGAACGGTTTGCCGAATATCGCTACAAGCCCTCTCTCATCACCGGCCAGTTCCGCAGCTCCTATTCTTCTTCCCTGGACGTCTGGCATCTGTCCCAGGACTTCGGGTCTCTGCCCGTTCTCAACGCTTCGTTCATCGAAGAGAACCCGCCCATCGCGCGGGTCGTGGCGACCCCTGCGGAGCCCGATTTTCTCTTCGATTCCTATTTCCGTCTCCGTTGCGCCCGCCCGATGCCGGTCTATTCCGTGCCGGGCATGATCGACCATTTCTGATGGTCGCCTGGGCGCCTATTGCCGCCGCCGGTGTCTCCAGCGCTGC